GATAGCTGAAAGTAAAAGTACCGCTGAAAAAATGAAAGGTAGAGGAGCACCGTCTAAACAAATACTATATGAATATGGCTTTCGTCATATTCTAAACATATCTCCTACTGTTATTCGTGATCCCTACAGTATCTATACAAAAATAAAACAAGGTATTAATGATAACGATATTGCTATTATAATTAACTCAGTAAAAACCTACCTTGACGATAGAACTACAACTCTCCTAGGAACAGCTGATATAGAAAAGCATCTCCCAAAGTCTTTAACTTCATTCTTTGCTAGAGTTACAGCAGAACAACTCAATCAAAAAGAAAACTTAGATCCTATGATTGATATACTCGCTGGTAAAAATTTTTGGCAAGCTAATTTAGATACCAGAAAATGGAAAGAAGGTATAATATCGTATAGTATGTTCAACAGTGGAGAAATAAATTTACAAATTATTGGCTCTAAAGGTGCAATCAAAGATATTGAAATGAAGGAAGGAATGATTAACTACTTTATGGGACCTAAATCTTAAAATCTTTAAACTTATCATCACCAAAAGATGTATTATCAAAAACAGGTGTTTTTGTTTGTCCTGAATCGACCAAATCTTCTTGAGCAGTAGCTGCCACATCATATAATTTCATCTTAGCTCTATCTACACCTATAACAAATCTCTTATTCGCTGTGGGATCGTTATAACGATTCTTCAACTGTTTTACCAACATCTGATTCAACCCCTCTAACTCCTCAGTTGAAATCAATGCAAACATTAAATCTGCTGTCGCTGGTAAACCAAATGATTCAGACGTATCTTCCAGACCAATATCAGTTGATGTAAAACCTTGTCTGGTTGTTTGTGTTGCAGATACGATTGGAACATTTAACTCTACGGCTAGGCCTCTCATCTCCTCTGCAATACCTTTAATGTATGTGTAAGAGTTTACGTTACTACCATATCTAAATCTCTGTGATGCACAGATGTTAATATAATCTACAAAGATAATATCTGGTCTAAATGCCTTTTTCAATAGCAACTCATCATGTAATGCACGAAAATGTCCACAATGGGCAGTCGCTGTAGGATACTCTTTAACAATTAATCTACCCGTTGTCTTTTTTTGTATCTTAGATACTCGGCTCTCAAACATTCGTCGTGGTAAATCATGTAAATCATCTAATGTTATATTCATTAAATTAGCATCTACTCTTTCGGCTACCTTTTTCTCTGACATCTCTAAGGTGATATACAATACATTTTTATTCTGCATCAATGTAGACGCAGCAACATGACACATGAATAATGATTTACCTACACCGGTACCTGCAAGACATATATTTAGTGTTTTGTTTGGTAGACCACCTTTAGTAATTCGATTAAAGAAATCTAAATCAAATGGAATCTTATCTTCTTTTGTATGATAAAATTCATAGCGTTCTTCTGACTGTTCTATATAATCATGTCCGATGTGAGTATCAAAAGATACTGACAATGCATCCGTTAAAATTGCTGGGATAGCTTCTGCTGTTTGGTTTTTAGACTTACCCTCTATAATATGAATCCCATCTAGTATTGCATTATAGATAGCTCGATCTTTACACCATTTTTCTGTTTCGTCCAACAACCATTGACTATCAACTTTGGGTACATACGTTTCTAACTCACTAAGATATTCAAACGCATCTCTATACTGTTCTTCACTTAAAGAAACTTTTTGAAGATCAATACTAATAGATTCTACATTAGGTGTACCATTATACTTCTCCACATAGTGAGAGATAACCTTAAAGATAGTTTTTTCTTTAAAATCTGCAAAGTATTCTTCCTGTATAAAAGGAAGAACCTTGCGTATATATTCCTCATCATAAATGAGGCTAGCTAGGATCGTTGTTTCTATTCGTTGTGTTAAATTTGATTTGGTCATGTTCTATACTTGTGTCAATAACATCTAATAATATATCACCGATGGTTGCACTAAACTCACCAGTTTTTAAATCTTCATCATTTGGATTATACATCACTTCATAGTCAAATGTCAAGGGAAGTTCATCTGCTAATTCAGGATCAACTATATTACCTGCCTCATCATAAATTGTCATCTTAACATCGCTATAATTCCACACCACACCTGCATACTTGCCTTCATTTATTTTATAGGCAATTTCATTTGTGTTCTTGTGTTCTACATATTGATATGATACACACTTAGACATAATGACAATACGAATGTAATAGATATTTCTTACCAGATACAGGCTTTAACCCTGCATGATACCACATCCATAGTGGTGGAAACATCAACATACGTCCTCTCTTTGGTTTAATTTGATATGGTATATAAGTTCCTATTTTCTGTAGATTTGCAAAATGTGTCTCTCCCCCTTCTTCAACATCATTCAAGTAAATGAAAAAAGCTAAAAATCTTCTAGCTGTCTCATAATTCAAAACATCTACATGAGAATCGAATCTATCATAATCATTAGGTAAGTAGCGTTTTATTCGGACAGCTTCATATCCATAATTTTCAGGCCACTGTTTAGCATGAATCTTACAATCAATTTTATATCGCATAATATGATCTTGGAATATTTCCATCAGTCCTTCTTGTATTTCTTTCCATTCGGGATGATTGGCTAGTGTTATCTGTTCAAAAGATATTACTCCAGACTGATCTTCCAGATGAACAGTATCATAGTATTCGTGCGAATCTTCAAACTTTTCTATTAAAGTTTCACATGAAACTTTATCTAATACATCATCATATATTTTTATAAAATTATCCATTACCATTTTCCTAGAGGACATTCAGTTCCTTTGGGCCAAAGAACTTTTAATGGCATATAACAATCACATTCTTTACATAGTGGTTTGCTATATCTATCGCATTGTTCACAAATTTCTATTCTGATATGAGCTCTATCCAAATGTTCCTGAGAAAGGTTTTTCATCCACGAAAGATATCTTTTATTCAATGGAAGAAATTTCTCATTATATTTTGTTAGTAAATCTTTTAGCTTATCCATAACTAAACTTTTCTTTTGCATAGGTGTCTAATTTTTCCATTATTTCGGGGGTGTAATATTTTTCTGGATCATTATTGATTGTCTTGCCAAATGTCTTTGTACCATCAGGTAATTCTATACGAGTAGATACTGCCTTAAAAATACCAGCCTCTACCGCCAACTCTAACAGACCGTAATACTTATCTAAACCCTTCGTGTAAGACAGCCTAACGTCTACCATTTGATTTTCTTTTGTTAGTCGTGACTTGTATGTCTTACAATGGATGATGTTACCTACCACCTCTGTACCATCTTTATCTTTCTTCTTTGAAAGATAAATGATCTGTGAAGCAGCATACTTGAGTCCTGAACCACCACCCATCTCTTTCTGTGGAAACATAGAACCAATCACATCATAGGTATGATTAGTGAGTATCAATGGCACTCCAAGTTTACCTAATTTCAATGTCAGTACACGAAAAGTAGCCTTAACTATTTGAGACCTGGTCATATCTCTAGTTTCTTTACCAGCTTCTGTATCTTCAATCTCTTTTGTAGTAGACAACATACCTAAGCTATCAAGGCACATCATCATAGGTTTCTGTTCACTATCTCTATAAGTAGCAAGTACGGCTAATGATTGATGACGAAACTCTTGTACTGTGGTAACTGGTAGTATCACCATACGAGTAGAATCTATACCACGTTCCTCAATCATATCTTTAGTGATAGCCGACTCACTCTCAAAGAAAACTACATTGGCCTCTGGATTTTCTTCTAAAAAATTTTTACAAATACCTAAGACAAAAAATGTTTTGCCTGTTGCTGATTCCCCTGCCAGTGCAGTAATTTTATTTTGAGGTAACCCACCATAAAGGCTACCGGAACAAAGAGCATTAAAAATAAAACTGCCAGTACCGACATAACCACTGACATCAGCAGTAGCAAGACCATCACTAACAATTGTACCGTATTCATTTCCAGTTTCCTTAATTACATTTTTCAAGAAGTTTGACATCTCGTTTTTCTCCTTCACTATAACTCATAGTATACCATTCTATATTATTTTCTTTAAAAAAATTTTCT